GTGCATTTTCCCCATAAATTTCCATTGACATTGGTGTTTCCTCATCAAGATAATGAACTGGATTTTTATAATGAACATCTGGTGTGGTCTTGGTATTGACACCATATATTTCATGTCGTAAGGGAACTGATTCGGCGATGTTAATATAATCTTTTCTACGATTCTTAGTCGCAAACAGATCTTTCTTGTTCAACGCTACACAAGCTCCTTGATTCTTAGTGTCACTACCAGCAGAATGCATCCCTACAAACACGGGATTTCTGCAATGGGTGAACACCATTGAACCGCACATCCCCTCATGACTGTCAATCTTGTAGAGAATCGCGACATAGGCTCCTACACCCTTCACATGAATCTTCTTGACAGCATCAACTTTAGTCACTACCTTGTATTCAGAGGGTACAACATAACTGTCTGGGGACTTCAAAACTTCTTTATGAGCATGATAAATGGCGATTGGATCACCAACCTTGACTTCAAATTCAGGAGTTTCAGGGATGTATTTAGAGAATCTTGCCGTGTCTCCACCAGAGGGAGCGTCCAATACGACTGCGTCTGTTCGGGGAACAACACGCAAATTTGAATCATTGGCTATCACGGAAAATCTCTTAACGCCTTTAGAAGGGTGGAGTTGGAAGTCGACTTTATAAGTTTTGGAGAGATCAAATTGGTGGCCAGGAAGTAGCCACTCGGATCCCCCAATTGGTGATGAGTTACACCACTTCTTTGGACCAAATGGTTCTTTAGTCACGGGATCAACCTCTTGAGAATAGACAATATATAAATTCTTATCAATTTGGGTCTCAATGTGTTGTAACGTCCCAGTGACAGAAGCTTCGGGGGCCACCGCATTCAGAGTGTAAGGACGGGCATAAACATCGTCTCGTTTCTCAATATTCTTTGGCGTGGAAGCCAATTCTCGAATTTTGGATACAATAGCACCTTCCGGTTTCATCTTCTCTTTCTTGAAGAAAGTGTTCATTGTCAGAGCTCCAAGGCCAATAGTGGCCACAATTCCACCAACAAACAGCAATGGATTGTCTTCAAAGGTGACCCGAACGCTTTCGACAGCGCGGGAAATGGTAGAACCACCTTGAGCAAGTATCTCTTGAATCCGATCTCTAGGCGAAAGCACACATCGCTTTTCCAATGGATCAAACGACTCGACTAATGTTTTCGTGTCATTCGGTAAGATACCATTGTGCGCTGTAGCACCTATCCAATTGAAAATGGTCTCATCTCCGGTCCTCGGGGGAGGTCCTTCAAGAAGGCCACTGTGTGGGTCAAGAGAATCGTGACAAGATTGACACCAACTATGATTTTTATTAACATCATCATAGTAGTCACATTCACAAAACCTCTCTCCACAACACTTGCACTCAGAATCTTCCTTAGGTGGTTCAACCTTAG